CCCATCTTCTGCGGAGAAGTCAATGCCCTCAACAATATCCCCCTCAAAAATCTTCTTCCCGTTCTTGTCGATCAGGCCGGTGTACTCGCAGACCGTGGAGGGGTCAACCTCAAAGAAATCGCCGAGCATGATACCTTTTGTGGGCGGGGCCGCACTGGCCGATACTAGCCGCGGTAGAATATACGCTCCAGGCATAAAGTCGGCATCTTCCGCGACATACACAATGTTTCCCTCCACCCATTCGCCATCATTCAGCCGCTTGGCTTTGAAAAGGATCTCTCTCACTTTTTGCCCTCCATCTCAATCAAAAATGCCGCATTACAAGCCAAATGCCACAGGTGAGGTAGGCCGCTTTCCTGATCGCACTTCTCCCCCTTGAGATAGGCCAGCCAGTGCCGGTAGAGTGCATCCCGGTAACGTTGCGGCTCCACCTGCCGCCAGTTCTCTGGGTCGTGATACTTTGCGTTCCCGTACATACGGACCGCCGTCACAGCGTCGATTAGACTAACAGGAGTAAGCGTGGGGCGAGGCTTCCCTGCGTCTGCTTTGGCCTGCTGATCGTTGTTCGTCGGCTTATCCATGTTGGCCTTCTCCTTATGTTTTGTTGGCTCCAACATATCATCCTCCACCACATAGCCAAGCCACAGTTCACTGCTCATGGCCGTCCTCCTTCCTTTCCCACTCCCTGCACCGCTGATCCGGTTCTATGAAGTCGGCGCGGTGTGGGGAATCCCCGTTACAGCACACGCCCTGGAACTCCTCGTACCAGGCGCAGGTGGCGCAGCACTTAGTCATAGTGGTCTTCCTCCCCCATGTAGCAATATCCATCTGGCGGGACCGTATCCTTGATGTACGGGCAGAATATCCCGCCGGGGAAGGTTTTGAATGCTTCGCCGTGCCTGCATCGGGCGCACCTGACCACAGGCACGGCGTCGATGGTGGGTGTGTTCTCAATGCAATCCTCAATCATATCCGCCACTTCATAGGACATGAGCGTGTCACCCATGTAGTTGCTCTTGTGCGTATCCTCATTGACACAGGGATAATAGTTTAACAGCAATCTCCTTGCGACTTCTAAATCACCCAGCCTCATGCTTGTCCTCCTTGTCCCACTTCCAAACAAATCCATACGCCGACTTTCTTTTCCCGTTGCAGTTTGCAGTTATATTCCTAACTTTAGACAGGTCTCCTTCTGTCGCCTCCGCAATCGAGGAATATCTCTTTATTTCTGCTCCATCTTTATTGCATTTGATAACTGGTTTTCTGTTTTTGCTTGGAATTCCCTTACAGGTGGAAACATGCGTTTTATAATATGCTGACACAGAACGTGCGATTTTTTCCTTATGCTCTTTTGCGAGAGGAATCGCGTTCCTCTCTTTCGCCATCCTAATTAGCCCAGTTCCGTAATTCGTATTATACTTTTGTGTGCACCATTCAAGGTTCTCAATCAAATTATTTGTGCCGTCTTCATCTTTATGGTTTATGATCGGAAGCCCTTCTGGATTCGGAATAAACGCTTCGGCAACAAGCCGATGAATATATTTTGTGTGATATTGTCCTTCTTTCCAAAGGCGAACAACTTTGTAGACTGTCCCTGTGGTTCTTTTGAGCGTTGGCTTTAATATAGCCCCTTTGTTATTCCGCACCTGCCCCAGTGTTGAAATATCATATTTCCCTTCAAATCCGATTACTGGGCTCCATCTCACCTCCGCAACGTCGGCGGTGGGCATCGCCATAACAAGCCTAAACAGTTCTTTGGTGGTAGGCTCTGTTTCAGGCAACAAATCGCTTTGGAAAAAGGTTGCGCCCTTTCTTGATTTCGCCAGTTTGCTTTTCGCCAGGCATAAATCCATATAAGCCTTGCTGATAGCTTCCCTCTCGATGTACTCCTTCATTCAAAATTCTCCCCTATATAGGCAATAATTTCAGCCAACATTGTCATAAGTTCTACCTTGGAGATATTATTTTGACTCTGGTGGTAACAAATATCTTCATAAATTGATTGTTTTGGACAATCTCCAAATGTACTCATTCTAGCTCCCTCCGTAGTGCGGCCTCGGCATCCTTGCGGGCAAAAAAGACGGTTCTCCCGAAATCCTCTATTTTTACCCAGCTATCCACTTTTTGACTTAATACTCCATTCGTTTCTTTGCAAGGTCTCCAACGGTACATTTTTACATAGTACCCGTCCGCAAAAAATTCTATGGATTGTACTATACGTTCTACGATTTCCACTTTCCCGGAGTTTCTGTACCTTTCCACTTCGTACAGTTTGTCTCCAACCTTGCACGGACACACCACGCACCGTCCCTCATCGTCGGCCTGTTTAAGTTCGCGGAGGCGGTCAATGGGGCCGAGAGCGCGATATTGCTCCAGCTCTTTATCATCGGAAAGAAGCTGGTCTATCTTGTCCGCTACCTTTGCGCAGTTCTCAGACGCAAGGCCAGCGATAACATTGACTTCCTCCGGCTCCAGCCCCGTGTCCTCGTAGGCTGCGAGGCGGTCAGCATGTTCCCCGTAGAGGTATTCTGTAGGCGCATCACCCATCCCGGCAGAGCAGATTACCCATTTGGTTTCCCCGTTCTGTTTCAAAGGGATAACATTTTGTCTGTCTCGCTTTTTTGTCAGCCGCTTCATGTCAGACCTCCTCGTGCCAATTTTGTAATGCATGTTTTAGGGTTTCATTCTCCCGCTTCACCTGCTCCAGCTCCATTCCAAGGCGTACAATTTCAGCATCTTTTGTGCGCGCAAAATCCAGTGATTCACGAGCCTGCTCCAGCTCGGCCCGCAACTTCTCGTTTTCGGCCTCTAAGCGGTCCGCGCGTTGGTTTTCCTTGCTCCATAGGTCTTGCCCGCTTTCACCAAGCAGGGATTTCAGCCTCTCGTTTTCGGGCTGGAGCGTGGAGAGGGCGGTGGCGGCGGCGTGGCACATCTTAATGCCTTCTGGTCCTCCTGCGGCGCTCTTTAACTGCTCAATCAGCTTCTCAATGTCCATCAGGTGTCCTCCTTTTGCATATCCGCAAGGATTTCTGCCTTGCGATGCATACACCATGCGACGGCAGGGAACGTGAATTCAGCCCCCTGTGTCGAGCATTGTGGCAAAAAGGCGCACTTGTCACAATGCCCAAACACGATGGCCTGAGAGATTGCCAGTCCCTCCGCCTGCTTTTCCGGCGTGTACTGCCGGTCAAACATGGTGATATGTTTTATTCCAGTGCCAGAAATGTCCATCAGGTGTCCTCCTCTCCCTCCGGCGGGCGGCGGTAGTAATCTCGTAGTTCTGTATTCCGGATGCAAAACTTACACATACTCATTGACGACCTTTTGCAGTCTACACACCCATCACACGTCAGCGGCTCGTTCGGCGGGGTGAGGGTGGGATCTCCCTCCAATGCAGAAATCAGCATATCAATGATTTGAGCCGCTTGATGATATGTGTCAGTTTGCTTCCATGCGTCAGCGGCTTTCTTTGCCAACCGAATAGTTTCATTGTTCCGGTCCATCTTTCAGCGCCTCCTTAACCATGCGTGGCCTTCCCTTTGTGGGGATTGCTCATGCGCGGAATCATGACCTCTGCATTTACAAGCAAACGGTTATGAGTGATAGTGTCTGTATTAGGGTCATAGGAAAAATTTTTCATACTCCACCGCTGGATTTCCTTGAAAAATGGATAATCTACCACGATATCCTGACCAATCAGGGCAATAAATTCAGGCCTGGTCATCTTTCAACGCCTCCAATCTCTCCATCACCATATCCACGGCCTCGTCCGTCATGGGAGCGCCGCACCATGCGCAGAAAGGTGTTTCTACATCAGGGGTTCTCCCGCATTTTGTACATCGGCACTGTATATTTCCAACTCCCAAAGGCGGCAAATAGTGTTTCCACACACCCCTCCAGACCTTCTCCACCTTATCCCGGCTGATTTTCCCCATATATCTACAAATCCTCCATTCTGTGTAGTATTATTTAACTGCGTGGAAAGTGAGGTGATTTCATGGTCATGCATCCAGTTTCCTCAACGGACATAGCCAGTATCGGATATGAAAATGGGACTCTCTACATCTCATTTCATAAGGGTGGCACCTACGCCTATTTCGGTGTCCCGCAGTCTGTATATGCTGGGCTCATGTCCGCAGGGTCCCACGGAAAATACTTCCACTCATTTATCAAGGGTAGGTATGGATATTCCAGGGTCTAATCTATAACTACCAGCACCACCGCAGGGCCGTTTACTGAGACTGTCACATCTTGGTACGGCTCTGCGATGTGTGTTTCTACGCCCTCACGCTTTCTTAGTTCGTCTACCAGATCGCAAGTCTTAAACTCAGATAACTGCTCCCGGCTGACGGGGCGGAGGGCGGAAATAATCTCTAACGGGTCTAAGGCCGATATGACCGCTTCTGCGGCCTCTCTGCTGGGAGTATAATGGCAAAGGTTCCAATCCTCTAAAATTTCGTTCGCTTCTTCCCGTGTCATTCCATCCCCTCCAGCATCTCCATCTCCTCCGCGCTCAGGATCGGCGCTCGGGTGTTCCAGTCCTCAATAGCTGCTCTGTCTACATCTTGCCACCGTTCCATTGGAAGCTGTCTATGCGTAACAGTCCGGACTCCACACTTTTTGCATTGCACTACCGCTTGTCGGCAATGCGCGATCTGTCGGCTTGGGAACCCCTTCTTAAATTTCGCTTCCCCGCCGCAATGGGCACACGGCAGCAGCACCCAGGCCTCCGTCAGCCGCTTGGCCGCCTCGCGGTCGCCCAGGAGGGCAGCCCGAACGTCCTCGATCATGCTGTTTTCTCCTTTCGTTTTCTACGCTGATTCAAAAGCTCAAACCGATATCCTCTGGGGTCTAGCACACCATGATATAGCCTCCTGTCCATAGCAGAGATAGACAAGCTGTTCTTCCTGGCCGCATCGGTGACGCTTGGATATATCACTTCATTCCCGTGCAGGTCCAGGCGAATAACGGGCCTTTTATGGGGCCGTCCATGATATTTTCGCCCAGCCTGTCCTGGTTTGACCGCAACAAGATTTCTCAGCTCACAGTCCAGCTTGACGCCGTTTCGGTGTGTGATATGTAGTCCATCCCGCTTTGCCCGGCCTTCCCAAAAGGCATCATCCATTAGCCGCACAAGAGCCGCCTTGTACTGTTTCCCTTCCACTGTCCGCAGGTAGACCACCGCCCGGTTTCCGCTGATTCTTGCCCTGATATCGATCCACTGTTTTCCGTCCCACTTCTGGACCTGGGCCTCCTCGTTAATGCGGTAAGGGTATTGATAGCCGTTGATCTGCCTCCAGGTCATACCCGTACTCCATCCAGCGCTGCAATCAATCTGTCAGCATTCGCTAATGTACGGTTTTTTCGGTAAGCAGTTTGGGCGGCTTCAACCTGTCTGTATGTCTCTGCCCAGAAATCGCCCATCTTCCTCCAACTTTCCATAATGCATTTTTCCTTGTTATATTGATAAGTCATTTGTCCCTTCTCTTTGATAGCCTGATCTCTATCCTTTGATCCTGTACGTAATCCTCGATACATTGTCTGGAGAAAATAAAATGCGCATTGATCCACCAATGATAATCCATCAGGCATCGGCTCTCCGTTAGCCGCTTCTGTCTCATATGGGAAAACCATCATTTCTCCTCCTCGTTACCCATGTTACCGAAGGTTACCAACATAGGGTAACCGCTCAACGCTTACTCTCCCAACGGTTTCAAGGTTCGGTTACCCGGTTACCCGAAAAATTTACACTTAGAAAAAATATTTTTTGTTTTCGCAAAATATTTTTTTTAGAAAACATATCAAAAATAGGGTAACTTGGGTAACCGGGTAACCTTTCAAGGAAGCAGTTCATCGCTATATTCTTCAAAAATGTTTTCATTTTCATTCAATTTGATAGCAACAAGGCGACATGAGTGTCCATTTATCTTTTTTACGATGGTTGGCTTTCCGTCCTTCCCGACTTTGATGTTACCCGTGTTTCTCGCCCATCCTAGAAATGCGGAGGCATTGTATCCTTCTTCAGACATAATCTGATCGAATTTAGACCGAATAATATAGACATAATCATCATCAATGCTGCCCCATACCTCGCCCTGCCGGTCTGCGTCCTGGCTGAACCGGGATTGATTGATATTGATAAAATCATAGAGGTATTGAAGGGCTCTCCCATTCTGGTTGACTGTCTCTTTGGAAACGAGATATGGTTGTATATCCTCTGGACGGAGCAGAATGCCATCCTGGAAAATCAATTCCTCGGTAAGTCTGTCAGCCGCCAAAATGAGAGCTGCGGAGGCCGTCTGCTTGTCCATCGTGTCTCCAGTTTTAAGATGCTCCTGCATATCGTTTTGAAGGGCTTGTACACGCTCAAAAGCTCCATCCTCCATAAGCCACGACACAAACTCTTTTCCAGCAAATCCATAGTTGCTGTAAAGTGTGGTCGCAACCAGCTTAGGATCATCAAACAAGTGCTCTGCATGGCAATCGATCTCAATGGTCCGGTTCACCGCCCCTGCTCCACTGTTGGGAGATATGATAGGGAACTCACCTGTTGTGATGATGCAGTTGCGCCAAGTCGGGGTTTTCTGAAGTCCACCCTGTTTCCGTCCCCTGGCACGTCCCACGCCTTCAGACAACTGGTAAATCATCCGGTCGAAGTCTTTTCGGTTGTCCTTGATTAGTTGCAGTTCATCGATGATAAGCGGGATGGAGTTGCAGAAAGCGGCCCCAAGTTCTTTGCCAACCTCTGTTGCGTTGAATGTCTGGATGTACTTTCCGACTTCCGGGTCTGCCCATACACTGGCCGCCAATAACAAACCAACGGTCTTGCCCGTTTCCGTACCGCCCCATAGGTGGACAAAAAATGGGAGGCAGTTGCAAGGCTTTACTAAAACGGAGGCGAAAGAGGCAGCCAGTACGATCCGAGCAATCACGTTTCCCGGCGTCTTTCCGGAACGCACCGCCTTGACAATATCCAGCCACACGTCACGTCTCCCGTGCTCCTGGATGCTCTCAAACCGGGTCCGGTACTCCTCCTCTCCATCAAAAACTAAGTCTTCAACGTAAGGGGAAAAACCATAGTCATCGATCCATCCCAGCCGGCCAACACTGGAAACCTCTGGGATTTGTTCGTAATTAAGCTGTTCCACGTCGGCCAGATATCGAACCAACGGCTTACTCGTCTCGCTGTTGACCATAATTCCGTACTTAGAAAGGCCGATGATGGATCGGCTATCAGAAATCACGTTCCTATCTTCAATCACACTTCCCCACCGGCGGCCCAGGCTGAACGCTAGCTTAACCTTGTGGATACCTGTGTCAATGTTCACAAGACGCTGAACCGGCATGATGGGGTGATAGCAGGCCACCACCTCGAAGCCCATTTTGTCGGTGCCGTAAATGCCGGTGTCCGAGGCTGACCACCCGCCGCAGTCCAGTTCCATTTCCTGACCGGAAAAGTCCGTTTTGTTGTATCCTGGGGTGACTGTACCGCTGACGGTTTCCATGTATGCCTTGAACAGCGCGGCCAGATTGCGAATGCCAACAGTCTGTGCCTGAGCGGACATGCGGCCCAAGAGCTGTTTCATCTCAAATTTATTTTCTTTGTGTGCGTATAAATATTCAAACGGCTTGGTGGTCGTCAAATAGTCATCGCGGGTATAAGCGGGCACTTCATCCAATGCTCCTTGCCTCCCTTCTCAATAAAGTCGTCAAGCCAGTATTCGATATACGGGAGGCGCTTGACGGCCTCGACATATAATGGATGATAGTAAGCATCATCGCCTTGACGGACTGGTGGGAAAATCTCCAGAACATCCTTCCAGTAGTGCAGTTCATAGGCCATGTAGCGAAAGTTCTCGTCAGCCTGATCCTTTTTGCGCCTTTCCTCCCGCCGGGCCTCCAGGGCCGCTGAACAGGCTGCACGGTCCGGCTTACTGGAGGTAAGGCCCAGGTGAAAGTCTGCGTTGATCCGGAGCACCGCCTGACGGAAATTCAGGTCAAAGAGACGCATTACGAAGTCAATGACGGAGCCGTGTGCTCCGCAGCCAAAGCAATGAAATCCGCTCTCTCCATCGTACAGTTTCAGACTAGCGGTGCGGTCTCCTGTGTGGAAGGGGCACTTCATAAAGCCAGAGCGGTTGACCTCAAACCCATAGTGCTCCGCCACCTGCTGGGCGGTAAGCATGCTGCGGATATCAGAGGCCATGTCCATACCCTCACCCCCGCTTCAAACGATCTCTGACCCAGTAATAGAGGGTACTGTAAAGGATTTGAGCTGTCTCAGAGGGCTTGCAGAAAGTGATTGTCAGGTTGAACCGGGCCTGCCAGGACAGGAGCGTAGCGGCGAAACTCTGCGGTTTTAGATCTGACCGATAATTATGCAAGAAGATGTCGGTCCAGGAGGCGTTCTCCACGATCAGAAAGATCTTGATGCCTCCGGCCTTTGCCCGGATCATTTCCCGCTCGAACCTCTCACGGCCTGATGTAAAGTTCCCCGCAATCTCGTCCAGATTAGCCTTGCGCTCCACCACAACCTCGTCCTCAAAAGTAGTGTCACCCAGCATAACGGAGTAGTCTCCGGTCTCCAAAGCCCGGCTCTTGTGCTGGATGTTGTGCTTGTCTAGCCAAGAAATAATGTGCTGGTGAACCTGTTCCCGGCTGTCAGTAATAACTACCAGCTCTTTCAGCTTTTGCTTGATCTCCGCGTCTGTGTAGTGGGTCAGCATTGAACCACCTCAGTTCCACGGCAGTTCGGATTCATCTTCAAGATCGGACAGTCTGGTCAGTTCTTGCCGCTCTGGCAGTTTCCCGTCCCAAGGAGGGAGCTTTTCTGCACGGTCTTTGCTGATGAAATACTGAACTTTCAGATACCCCTTATCGTCCTCTTTTAGCCGGGCAGCTCCAACAGCCCCGATCCAGGTAGGCAAGGTGAAGTCTCCATCATCGATATTAAAGGAGTCAAAAAACTCCGTCAGATTCCTATTAGTCCATTCATTCCCTTGCACGATATAATGGTTGATCGTAATGCTGCTTCCATTGGGCCGAATCCCAATCACCAGCATGGGGTTTCCGGCTTTGCTCTCTTTTTCATCTACGCTGACGATCTCAACCCGGTAATCCCCGGGCGTTAGACGGGTGCGCTCCTCACGCTGATAGCTGTCCCAGTTACTCATATCTCAAGTCCTCCTTGCACTTCTTATAATGTTTACAGATAACACAAAGCCCTTTACATGTTTTGCGGCTCTTGATGAAATGAATGATGAATTTAGGCATATCTGCTCCTCCAGTTCTGGCAGTACAGGTCCACCAGACTTGTCTTATCCATCCAACGCATAAACTGCCGGACAGTGTTTTCAATAGGGACCGTATCTTCCGGGCTGTACGCCTCCCGGTATATATAGTTCCCGTCGCTGATAATGTACTCAAAGCGCTGGACCTCCGGGCAGAGGTAGAAATACATAGGGTGCTGTGGACTGTCAAGATATTTCCCCACATGGTATGTCCGGCTAAACTTGGTATCATAAATGACCCCAGCCTTCAAAAAGTCTAGGATTCCGTAACAGATAAACTCTACGCCGTCCACTACCAGCGGGCGGGATGCCTTAACTTGATACTGACCCTGGGCGATAATTTGGCAGATTTCCAGCACCGGCTTGTACCGGTCCGATTTCAGCCCCTTCACTAACTGCGTGGACCATGTTTTCAAAGCGTATGCCGTCCAGCATGGCCTTTGATTGGGGCTTTTTCTCCCGGCGGAGAGTGGATAAAAATTCATCCATCCCCCCGCCCTTGATTGCATATTGCCATGAGGACAACAAGCTCTGCGTCAGCAGGAACTTATTGCTTTGCCCACTCATAGGTTTTGCTCTCCTTGCTGTAAACGATCCCAAGTGCTTTCAGCCGCTCAGAAAGGGCCGCTTTTAGTTCCCGTTCGCTGGTCAATGCGTGGGTCAAGCCCTTGATAGCACTCATGGCTTCGCTCACATCTTCCGGCTTTTCAATCGCCTCTATGGCGAGCCGGCCGGCCGCCATCGTCTCCTCATACTGTTCCTGCTGGGGCTGAAGAGCCGCCTTTTCAGCTGCAATATTCGCTTTGACCTGGGAGAACAAACGAGTCAAGAAGTCATTGGGCTCTCCATCCTTCAACTCTGGGACCTTGATAAGCCCCTTGATACCATAGGCTGCCTTGGCGTTATAGTTCATGGTTGGGGTGAACCCCAGATATCTCTCCCCGTTGACGATATGGAGGTAAGCACCCAGGTCGGCGGGCTGCCAGACCAATGTCTTGGCAGAGCCTTCGCATACGATGTCATAGAAGATATCGTCTCCTTGCCGATCCTTGGCGGCGTGAAAGAGGAATATAACATTGAACTTTTTACGAAGATCGGCGGAGAGACGCAGGAACTCAGTCTTTACAAAACCATAACCCTGTTGGGAAAATCCTCCAGATTTCTTATTGGCAGAGGGTTCATTTCTCATGGCCCAGTCTTTCATCAAGTCGATGAGTGCCCCACAGGTATCGATGACTACCGTCTTGTAGTGCCCTTCAAAACTCCTGATGTCATCCAGCAACTCCTCGTAGGTCTTGACCATAGAACTGTCCTTTCGATGCTCTGGCTTGACACGGGCCATACCTTCATCAGCATCTACCAGAACCACATCCGGTGCGGATAGGGACAGCGTAGTTTTGCCGACTCCAGGCAACCCGCTGATAATCATGATGATGTTCTTGTTGGAAAAATCCATGTTTTCAGGTTTTACAATCATTACTCTTTATCCTCCTTGATTTCTACCAAGTCAAACCCCTGGATTATAATCTGAGAAACAATGTATTTTGCTGTCATTCCAGTTTCACGTTGAAGCTGTTTTACCAGCGCTTCCGCCTGTCTGTCTAGCTTGACCACACCACAGAAAGACGGCTCTGGTCGGTGGACGGTCAAAATAATTTTCTTATCCATTCCAACCTCCAGGGATTCTGTCTCCCCACTTCTCATCTTCGATGTAATCTAACAGTTCATCACACTTCGCCATCAAATAGGGATTGTCCCACGATGGATACCCCGTCCGCATGGCAGCGGTGATGTCTGGATGTTCGATGTTCTCCATTTCATCACCCCATGACCCAAAAGGCAAATGCCATACCGCCCCAGAAGGTCAGGCAGAGCATTGCTCCTACTCCGATCATCCACCGGATCTCTCGGGCCCTCTGGCGGCGCTCTTCTCGTGTTCTCATTTCTTCCTTCTCCTATCCCATATGTCCCAAATTATCAGCGCCATTGCTACAATAATGCAGGCGTATGCGCCCACGAGCATCCAGTCACGCAAGCTGCTTCCCTCCCAACGTCATCAAATAAAACCACTGCTCCTGAGTGAGACGAACCTCCTGCTCGTCCAGGAGCTTTGCGATAGAGCCATCGCCACAGCCGATTTCATGGGCAAGGCCCCTTTGTGAGAGCCGGTGCCGCTCCATAGCTTGCTGGGTGATGCGGCGGATGGTCTCATTTGGCGTCATCGTCACGCCTCCCCATATACCGGATCAGCTCATCAAACGTCATGCCATACACCTGAGTGTTCAGCCAATCCATTTGGTTTTTGACATCACCGCCAAGCTCTCCGAGCTCCTTAATGGAGCTGAGGCGTCCAATTTTTGTCTCTTTCTCTGCCATATTTTTTCCTTTCCGGCTTGACAGAGAACCAAAAAAGTAGTACAGTTGTTCTATCAAGCCTGATTGCCGTATCAGTCAGGTCTGGTAGCCTCGTCAGATGTTTCCGGCATCTGGCGGGGCATCTTTTATTTACAGAAGATTTGGCAACCGGTTGGCCTCTCTCTGAGCGAAGTTGTAAGCTAGCAAAATCTGGACAGCGTATTTTCTAGCTCCAGATGTCCTATCCACTTGTGCATCTCTTACGATATCATTCGGATTTTTCTTTGACAGTTTCTCAATTAGGATATCCTCTTTAAACTGCCCTTTGTATGTCCTCATGAACAGTCCAAGTCCGCGAAGAATTTGTGCCTGTGCGCCCGCTGGTTCTCCATTCCAAGACTGTTTGATTACTCGAATGTAACACCCATAAAGATCATTGTCGTTAAAAGAAAGGAACTCGTTCCAAAGTGTACTGACCGCTATAACCGCGTTTTTTGCCTTATTCCCTGTCCACGATATTTCAAGGCCGTTCTTTTCCGTAATTCGTTGAAAATCCATGGACTTCTGATCTCCGTAATTCCCTAAAACACGAATTTTATCGGTTAATGTAACACGGCTTGTTGTACCTCTTTGATTGATGAACATATTAGCTGCGTCCATCTTTGTCATTCCGTTATAGACCCGACACTTTACGCAGAGGTCACGACCAGCGTTTCTGGCCTTTAATACTTTCATGGTCATTTGACCGTCGAAGCAGTAATACTTTCCATCAATCAGGGCTACGCTGATAGGCTGGATGAGATTCGGATCGAATGTACGCATGATCTTGTTGAACTGTGCCCGTCTCCGGTTTACATCTCTTTGACCGAGGTCATCAATCAGAATGTCCTTTGTGTTAAGGTCTAAAAGCTGGACTTCAATTTTCTGTGCCATTCTCGCTCACCATCCTTATCATGTTTTTATATTTTTCGATGACCTCAATGCCCCTGTCCAGTTCCTTCATAGCAGCGTCACGCCCAGACGGAATATCAAGCATTTCCCGATGGACAAGAACCATATGCTGTTTCAAAGAAGCATCCAGGGCCTTGATAGCTGTATGGATAAGCTCCTGAAACTCCGAAACTGTGAACGGGGCTGGCGGTTCCTCCGGCTCAACCTTTGGGATAGGGCGGAGAATCGCCTTCGCGGTGTCCGTGTCCCCCTTCTTGATAGCCTCCACGGCCTCGCGTTTCTTTTCCTCTGGGGCATTGCGGATTTCAGAGATAACAGACTTTGGGGCTTTTACAGAGCCGGAAAGGACGGCCTCTTTGATGCCGGGAGAAACCTTTTCGGCAGCGTCCAGGCCACGGCCAAACTCAACAGCCTTTTGAACTTCATATTGAGAAATGTTATGAGACTTCGCTATTGCAGCTCTTGTGTCTCCTTTTGCAATTTGATGGTTTTCATCTAATTGCTCTTTCTTCTCGTACTGGTTTGAGCCGTCTCCACCAACCGTCTTGCACTGCGCCTCGTACTCTTGAGATAGAAGGTAATCGCGCTGTTCTCTGGTAATATTCCGCCGTCCCAACTGGTTCCGGCACATCCAAACAATAGCCGCCCACTTATCAGGGAAGTCCATCTGCTTAACCTTGAATGGGATTTCCGGGTGTTTCTGGACGATTTTGTAACGGTGATGCCCATCAATGATGGTGTTGTGCCACACCACAAGCGGCTCTCGGACCTCCCCATCAGTGACGATATTTTCTTCCAGTTTGGAAAACTCGTCTGCTGACAAGGGTGGTATCTTATCCCGAAATTCGGGATCAACATTTAGCTGTCTCACATTTCCTCCTTGTATTCCTCCCGCCCCCGTGTTACAATACAAGGGACAGGATGATTTCACTGGTCATCGGTTCTTGCCCTCTCCCGTGTGCCACCACGGGCGGGGGCATCCTCATTTTCCAAGGTCCCCTCCATGTACTGGATGAAAGCAAGGCGAGGGATCTTTACCCGGTTCCCAATCAGTGTTACAGGGAACCCAAGTAGCTCCGGCCTCTTCTTCGCCGCCACTCGGATATAGTGTGGATCACAACCAAGTGGGCCCGCGGCTTCTGATGGAAGAAGGACATCTTTGTTCATGGCTTTGATTTCTGCCAGCGTCATAACGTCTCCTTTCTGCCGAAGATGCGGCTATGTTTTAGTTATGTTGTGATGTTGCTAACTTGGTTGATTCCGTAAACAAAGATCTGTCTGTTATAGAGATTCGAAAATAATATGGCTCAATGGCTCTCTTATGAAAAATGACCCAGCATATATTTTTGAATTTACGCCGATATCAGTTGAATCACCTGACAAATTCAGTTCTCTGCCTAAATCCTCGGACAGTAGTTCCATCTGCTTTCCGAGGATTTCTTTTGCCTTCTCCGTCTTTCTCACCCCCCTCCCTTATTTATCGTGCCGTCCGGGGCGGATTATTTTTCCATTTTTATGGAATAGTCCGTTTTATTGTGCTTCTGCGCTGGTATCCTGATTGCAATCCTGAATCTCCAAAATATCCCTGATGGCCTGGACAACCTTAGGGGCATTACGCTTTCCCTTTAAAATCTTATCCATGTACCCGCTGTCTGCAAAAAGCCCCGTCCGGTTTGTGATCTCCTCCTCGAGCCACTTCTGCGTCTTGCCACGCTTCAATAGCTCCGTCTTTACGCACAAACCAAACGGCGTGAATTTGCATGAATCCACGAAAATACCTCCTTCCGTACATTTATGGTTGACAAGTACTTAATATTGTACTAATATGTAAGCACCACCAAACATTGTACTTTATTTCGTGCTTGCCATGACTGCATTATAGTACTAGATTAAGTGCAAGTCAATAGTTTCGCACGAAATTAAGTGCTTTTGTGATCATGCACAAAACGGAGTACTTAATTATGAACAACTTGTACGAAAGAATTTTTTCCTTATGCTCTGAGAACGGGATAAAACCTGGGAAAATGTGTACGGATTTAGGAATCAGCAGAGGGAATATTTCAGACCTTAAAATGGGAAGAATCGAAAGCCTATCAGCAGATAAACTGGCAAAAATCGCAACATATTTTAAAGTATCTGTTGATTATCTTTTAACTGGCGAAGAAACAAAAAAAGCACCCACCGATGGTGAGCGCATAGTCAGCGACGACGATATTATGTTTGCCCTGTGGGGCGACTCCGACGACGTGGACGAAGACGACCTGGACGACGTAAAGCGATACGCCGCCTTTGTCCGGGAAAGGAAGAAGAAAAAATGATGGACCTGATGGGCCTATACCGTCTTGCGGAAGATAATGATATTGCGGTAGATTGCTTTGAACTGAAAAAGCGGGAGGCCCTTTCGGTCATGGATAGCGATGGGACTTGCTATATTGCAATCGATCCATTTAAATTAGCTTCGGAGCTAGATGAAAAAATGAAGCTGGGGCACGAACTTGGGCATAGCGTGACAGGTAGTTTCTATAACGAGTATGCGACTTGTGATGTAAGGCGGAAGCATGAAAATCGTGCAGACAAGTGGGCAATCAATGAATTTGTTTCGGAGCAAGAATTGGACGAAGCCATTGCTGACGGACATACAGAGATGTGGGACTTAGCGGACTACTTCCACGTCACTGAAGATTTTATGAAGAAAGCTGTCTGCTGGTACACACATGGGAATCTGGCGACAGAACTGTATTTTTAGTTAGAAATGGTGGTGCATTGGGGTGGAACCATTTAAGGTCCCATTTTTTAAGCGAAGCCGCGAAAAATTGGCGATGGATATTTTCCTCGATGCTGAACTATATGCAAATGCCGCGAATAAGGCAAGGAGTATATCTGCCTTTATAGAAAATTACGACCTCCTTTTAGATGCCTTTAAAAAGCTTTCTGCAATGAATGGTAGAATATCTAACCTAAAAGGAAATTTGACTGCTGAGTATTGGAAATTTGAGAGCGAATTTCAAAAACATCTGCACGATGCCATAGCGCGAAGTGCAGACGAAATTGTTGATGAGCACAAAGGGGTGTACAAATACGATAATCCGCATGTCAAGTCAAGAATCATACAGTATAAAAAAGACGTGGTAGAATACGAACATCGATGTAGTGTCGAGAATAAAGAGTTTGCATGGGCCCAATTCCGTTTTTTGTGCCACGAGTGTAATACCTTGGAGTTATTGAGACAAGACCAGATACAATTAAATTCTGATGTTCCTAATGGGTACGGGCTAGGCGAAGATCAAATTCAGAGCATTATTGATGCAGAAAAGAAATGGCAGATGGACCAGCAAGGTATTGGCATAGTAGATAGTATGGAAGGCCATGACTTCGAGTATTGGTGTGCCGATCTTCTGCGGAAAAACGGCTATGAGAATGTAGAAGTAACCCCAGGCAGTGGAGACCAGGGAATCGATGTGCTTGCAGAGAAAGACGGCATTAAATACGCCATCCAGTGTAAGTGCTACTCTAAAGACCTTGGAAATACGCCCGTTCAGGAGGCGGAGGCTGGACGTGTGTTCTACGGTTGCCATGTTGGTGTAGTTATGACCAACAGATATTTCACAAAGGGGGCAAAGGAACTTGCGGAGAAAACAAGGACCATTCTTTGGGATCGAGACAGGCTGGAAGAAATGCTGGAAAAGCAATAAAAATCCCCCGCCCCAATATTGACCATTTGAAAACGCACCTACACACTACTTCACAAAATTCCGAGGTCTTATCAATATGAACCATCTCAAACACGAAGACATCACCTCATGGACGGTAGAGCGCATCAAGTCCCTGGACGATGACTCGTTCTGCGCTGAAGCTCGTGCGTTCCTTACCTACGCCCGATCCCACAAGGGGGAACTGTCAGAGGAGGAGCTGCGGCATATCATCCAGCAGACTGAGCAGATCAACGCCGAGCTGGGCCGGAGAGAGAAGAGGAGGAAGGGGCTGTTTGGGTTTTTGGGGAAATAAAAGCCCCGCCCGAGGTGGCGAGGATGAGAAACTAGAAAGGATAATTGTATGGGAGATAAAAAGACAGCAATCAAGTTGTTTGAAAGTAAGGAAATCAGAACAGCTTGGGATTCTGAAAAAGAGGAATGGTATTTTTCAATCCAAGATGTTGTAGAGGCGTTAACTGATAGTGCAGATGTAAAACAGTATATTAAAAAGATGAAATCCAGAGACCCAGAATTAAATTTGAACTGGGGTACAATTTGTACCCTGGTTACAATGACGGCTGCTGATGGAAAATCTAGACGTGTACAAGCAACCGACACAAAAGGAATGTTGAGAATTATCCAGTCTATATCATCTCCTAAAGCAGAGCCTTTCAAACAATGGCTTGCCATGGTAGGTAGCCAGCGTTTAGACGAAACAGCTGATCCTGAATTGGCAATTCAAAGGGCCCTTTATAATTACAAGAAAAAAGGGTATTCCGACAAATGGATCACACAACGTCTTAAATCTATTGAATTTCGCAAGGAGCTTACCGATGAGTGGGACCGGGCCGGGATTAAAGACTTAGAGTATGCAATTCTCACCAACGAATTAACAAAAGCATGGGCTGGAATGACTACAGGGGAATATAAAGCATACAAGGGACTGAAAAAGGAAAGCCTCCGGGACAATATGACAAATACTGAATTAGTCCTTAATATGCTTGCGGAAGTATCCACAACCGAAATTTCAAGAGCTACCAACCCACAAGGACTCGAGCCAAGCAAAAAGGTTGCACAACAAGGTGGTGCCATCGCCAAAAACGCCCGGCAAGAACTAGAGGAGAAAACAGGGAAATCTGCAATTTCCAAGCATACAGCAAAAGACATAAAGGAACTTGATAAATAAAAATCCCCACCCGGCGCTACCAACACCGGGCAGGGAAGGGGGGCAGAAGCTATGATTGGCAATCTGCCCTTCTATTTTACATGATAGGAGGGAAACTGTCAATGAAATGCAGAAAATGCAGGGGAGAAATACCAGATGGAAGCCGGTTCTGTATGCTCTGCGGGGTTGCACAGAATATCAGGCAGCATCCAAAGAGCCGTGGAAATGGTCAAGGCTCCGTGTATCAGCTCCCCAACAAAAAGTGGATTGCCGTAAGGACCATCGGCTATGAGCCCGCAGCAGATGGAACTATTCGGAGGATCACCCGCTCAAAATCTGGATTCAGGACGAAAAAAGAGGCTGTGGAGTATCTTCCATTGGTTGGGCGAGAAGACAAAACACGTCCCACCACTTTCATCGAACTCTATGATTCGTGGGAGCCGACCCACCGAGCCGGAAAGTCAACAATGGACTGCTACCGGGCTGCTAATAAGTATTTCAGGCCCATCTGGCATCAAAGGCTGGCAGACATTACAGTGGATGACCTTCAGGAGTGCTTAGATTCCTGCGGGAAAGGGAAGCGCACCCAAGAAAATATGAAAGCTCTGGCCGGTCTTATCTATAAATATGCGATCCCGCGCAATATGGCAAAAATCAATATGGGCCAGTATCTGATCGTTGGGGGAGAGGCTGGCTCTGGAAAAGATGCGCTTCCTGAGGCTGCTGTCAGGTCCATAGAGGCTCATATCTCATCGGTCGTAGGCGCGGACTATGTTCTGTGCCAGTGCTATCTAGGATTCCGGCCATCTGAGTTCCTTGCATTGGACGCCATCAACTACAACCGAAAAGAGCGTGCATTTATTGGCGGTGCCAAAACGGACGCCGGAAAGGACCGTATTGTCACGGTGTCCCCAAAGATCCAACCTATTGTGGACCGCCTTACAAAAGACAAGCTCTCGGGGCCGGTCTTCTGTTCTCCTGACGGTAGCCAAATGAACATAGCCGCATATCGGTCTCTCTTTTATTCTGTACTGAACGATTGCGGGATCGACAATCCAATACTAGAGGTCGATGGTGTCAAGAGGAGGAAATACACTCCACACAGTTGCCGCCACACCTTTGCAACAATGATGAAGCGGGTGGCCGGTTCCGATAAAGACAAGCTGGAATTGATGGGCCATACCTCTCCGGAAATGCTTCGTCATTATCAAGATGTCTCCTTTGAAGATCTCCGAAAGGTGACCGACGCAATTTAGCCTATTACTAATCTATTGCAGAAAAAATCCCGGAAATCCTTGATATTACTGGGTTTTTCTATGAATGGCATTCAAGAGGTCAGCGGTTCGATCCCGCTTATCTCCACCAAAAAGTGATGGATTTTGGCTTGATTGGCTAGTTTCCATCACTTTTTCGTTTGATAAATTTTTGAAAGTGTCCCAAAAATTTTGTCTATTGCTAATCTATTGCAGAATGAATCCGCCCCCATTTCTGAGGGCGGATCTGTCATCTCACGACGTATTGATAATACTTGGCGAGCTTGTCCGGTCCGGCGTCCTTGTCGTCCAGAAACGCTTTCGCCATGTCCACGTAGAAGTCGATATTGCTCCCCACGTTGAACTTTTTGGCGACCTTGACATAATCGCTGTAGATCATGTTGAGGGCCGCCCAGAACTCCGCAGGGTCGCACTCGATGCCCCGCTGTGCCATGACCTGCTTGGCCTGCTCAAAGGACCAATGAGGCCCCTTTGTGCCGTCCTCATTTTCCATATTGGCAGTCCATTCCTCCGCCATACGGCGGTCGAAGGGCATGTGCCCGGAAGCGGCTCCATAGCCACTCATTCGCTCTCCACCTCTCCGGTATTCCATTTCGTTCATTCGGTAGTCGTGCTCAAACTCCCTGGGGGTCTTCATTTCACCCTCACCGGAAATGGCGAATCCGATCTTATTCATGGGCCTAGTCATCTCCCGTCTATCAGTATAGGCCGGAGGCATATAGTATGGGTAGTGGGACTGAGGGCCGGTCATACGGTCATCCCAATAGTTACTCTCTACCCACATCCCGCCATCATTACGGGGAGCAAAACGGCCATCGGAGTATCGACGATATCCCCGGTCCTCCGGTTCCATCATCTCAGAACGGGGCGCATATCGACCGTTGTCATAATGCTCCCGGCCACGGCGGTCACGGAATTTATCATCGACATCATAATTATCATAGCTCCGTCCGTCGTTGTAGCGGCGATTGCTGCCACTGGACATGAGCATCATCCGTGTGGATCGTTTCATCTTGATCCCTCCTTACGCCGTAGGGGCGGGAGCAGCGCCCCCGTCAATGCTGGTGAGGTTGTTGCTGGGGGAGCAGCAGGGAGTGCCCAGCATACGGAACGAGCCGCCGGTGGGGGTGGTCACGACACAGAGAGAGTATTTGGTCCGGGTACGGATGCCGCAGGCGGTGACCTGAGCGCAATTCCGCTTCGTCATGGGATAGAGAGTGGTTCCGGTCCCGATGGTAAAATACACCGGAGCATTGATGGTGGTGGTGTCGGGGATGGCCTGAGCCACGACCACGCAATACTTCTCTCCGTTTTTGTAGGCTCCAGCAGGCAGGTTGATCTCCAGGTTCCCGCCGGTAAAGGCGACCGCCTGAGAAAGCACGAGCCGGTCGCAAAGTCTGCATACAGGTTTACATGCCATGGTCAGCCATCCTCCTTTGTTGCGGCAGCCCGGTTGAATCCAGCACCAGAATTGATTGTCTTGAATATTTCCAAAAACATATCGTCTTTGTCTGATTTAGCGATATTGCAGGCCACCTGAACGGTATCAGCATAAGTCCGCAGCTCTGAAACACTCATTTTCGTTTTATCTAGGCTATAGAGGTGCTCAATGAGTTCTTGTTTTACTTCATCAATAGTGTGCATATAGGTTTACCTCCAAAAAATCAGGGGCGGCAGACACTCAGCCCACCGCCCCGAAGTAGTCACGGCAGAGCCGGAAATTTAATTGCCTCGATTTTGATGCAATTTAGCAGCCACAGCCGCAGCCGTTGTTATAGGCCCCGCAGTAGGGATAAGGGGCGGGCACCTGATAGGCGGGCACGGGCATGGGGTTGATCCGGCGGATCAGCTCAGAGGTCTGGGCATCCAGAGTAGCGGTCAGGTAGCTGTTCTGGTTGGCCTGGGAGGCAGCCAGCTTGAGAGACTGATTCTCCGCCTGGAGGGAATCGATCTTGCTCTGAGTCAGGAAGTCCAGAATGGCGCGGGTGTTGGAATTGTTATTCTCCAGGATATCGCGGGTACTGCCCTGGATGGTGTTCTGGATGGCGCAGGTGTTGGTGGCCATGTTGTAATTCACACCATCAATGGCCCGCTGGGTCTGGCAGCAGCAATCCTGAGCCTGAGCGGCCATATTGCACATCTGAGACTGGACGCCGTTGAAGCCCTGAAGCAGAGCAACATTGGTGTTGTTGAAGCCGCTGGTAATGCTGTTGTTCAGGGCATAAGTGCTGTCGCAAATGCCCTGCTGGATGCCCTGGATACCCCGCTCCACACCGTTGAATGCAATCGCCTCGTTCACATCGGCGCGGGTAGCAAGCCCCTGGAGGCCAGGGCTGTCAGAAGCGCCGCCCCCAAAACCACCGAAGCCGCCAAAGCCACCGCGGCCCCAGCCAAAGACCATAGCCAGAATGATGATGCCAAAAATCCAGCCGCCATCACCCCACATGCCATTGCTACTATTGTTGTTATCTCCCTGTCCAGCAATATATCCGGTTGCAAAATCGTCCATAAATAGTTCTCCTTTGTTAGTAATTTATATATCGGGTCGCGCGCCCCGTTATATATCAGAAAATGTTATTGAATTATTATAATATTTGCGATATAATATAGTAGGGTGATCTTGTGCGAATTGATGTTAATGAGTTTATTGACAAAAAGAACAATAAGTTAACCGTTGTAGGCTACATAAAACCTAGTACTGGCGGGAGAGTCAAGTTAAAATGTTTATGCGATTGCGGTAACACTGTTTTTTGTTTTCCGTATCAATTTTCGAGTGGGGATGTAAAATCCTGCGGTTGTTTGCCCAAAGGAAAAAGGGGGAAACATTATTGGGATAACAACAGGAAAACACACGGCTTGAGCAAGCACCCATTCTACAAAAAGTGGAATGATATGGTTAGAAGATGCTACAATCAAAACGAACCTGCATATTTAAAATATGGAGCGAGGGGAATAACTGTCTGCGAAGAATGGAGATATTCTCCAGATAAATTTATAGAATGGTGTGAAAAAACACATCCCGGAAATCCGAAGTTAACTATTGATCGAATTGATGGGGAAAAGGGCTATTCTCCAGATAATTGCAGATGGGTAACGCAGTTAGAGCAAGTACATAACTTGAAAACCAATCGTTTTATTACTATTGACGGACAAACACGATGTATTACAGAGTGGTGTTCTGTACTTGGAATATCTTCTGGTTCCGTTTATAAAAAGGTGCATAAAGGCATGTCCTTTGAAGATGCCATTAAGGATGCTGTCCTCAAGAAAAGGAAATAACCGGAATTATCTGTTGCTTGGAATCGTTACACCAAGCTGCCGGGCAAGATCATCAATAGAGATCCCCCGCTCCTTTGCCATGTTCTCCGCGATCTGCCGAAGCTGCTGGGGATTCTTCCCCTGAATGAGCCGCATAGCCTGGGCGGCCTGCGGATTCTGCCCAGCCATTTGCTGGAGCATTTGCATGGGATTTCCGCCGTTCCGTGCCATCTGGAGCATAGCCATCATGGGATTATTCATCGGAGGCATCATTCTTTTTCACTGCCTTTCCAGCGGGCTTTTTCAGCCTGTCCACCTCGTCTTTTAGGTTTTGCACTGTGTCCTTCATGTCTATAAACTCGTCCAGTGGCGCAAAGGCTGCGACCTGCGCAGGGGCATGCTCCTGTTTTTCTCTAGGTACATCGAGCTTAAACTCGAATACATCAGCTGCTCCGCTGTTGGTATTGAATCGTTTCATGTAAACCACATTATGGGCAAGGTCCGGAAAGAACATTGGAGCACCCATAAAGTCAACCGGGACTCCAAGCGCCTCCTCTCTGGAGGCTACAGGGCGGCAGAAAAAGTTAGGTTGTGTGTTTGTACTCCCAACCGTCTGCGCGGCCTGTACGGGCTGCGGAGCGGGCTGCTGCATAGGCTGGTAGACCTGTGGGGCAGGCGCGAACGGAGTTACGGGGTTGTAGCCGCCATAAGCGGGGTATGTATAGTTAGGAAATCCGGCCATTGTCCAGCGCCTCCTTTCTCGCCTCTACTTCATCCAAATATTTTTGGAGCCCATAATCATCCCCCTGGGCCTGATACCACATCACACTCTCAGCGGCACAGTCCGGTCGGATACCGGCGGCCACCAGCCTTTCCACTGGAGTCATATATCACACGTCCTTTGTATAAAAATAATGGAGTCCGTGAGGAGGGCGGCGACGTGTACCAACCCTTTATCCTCACGTCCTCCATGGCTATATTGTCGCATAAAAATTCCCCGGCTGGGTTCGGTCCCAGTCGGGGGTTTGTACGCTTTATGTACGTTTTGTGTACAGCTGCTCAGAGACCTCTATCACTCGCTTTAAGATATATTTCAAGTGATCTCCAACAGTGGATCTACGCCAGCCCAGTTCGGCGGCAATATCTATCTGCGCCCATTTTTCGATGATATATCGTCTTGCGATCAAGTCATCATCTCTGTGCAAAGCGGACTCCCGGATGGCTGTTTCGAGCTGAGAGCGCAAGAGCTTGTCCAACGGTTCTGGAAGTTTTACTCTTGCACTCATTTGGTCACGTCCTTATTACTTATTTGCAGCCGCCATCATAGCAGCCTCCAGTCGAGTACACAAACCCATGGGCCTGGACCCATCTGTAACGCCAGCCTTAACCACTCTTTCCAGCCCTTCAATTTCCCACTGCTGGGTCGGTTTCTTCTTGGCCTGTCTGGACATCCAGTTTTCCATCATTGCATCAAACTGATCCTGAGTCATATCATCATCCTCCTGATATTCGGGGCGATATGCGCCCACAATGAATTTCTTGTGTCTCCGGCGGCGCAGTACCGCACCTCCGTTGTCCTCACTGGCACTTCCGGTGTTGCCATCAATGGTGGTGATGTAGGTCCCGTCCCAGCTCTCGCAGATGCCAACATGTCCGGCGGAGCTTCTGCCGGAGAAGTTGAAGAACACGATGTCTCCTGGCCGGTAGTCAGTCACCTTCTGATTCTTGTGGAAGGACATCAGAGTGGGGCAGTAGGCGGTCTTATCTCCGCCATAGTACAGGTCAGAGGCCCCGGCCTCCCGGAACACCCACCAGACGAACACGGCACACCAGGGGTGTTTGCCATCGGATACCTCCCTGCCATAGTAGGCAGTGTTGTATTTCACATTATCACTTTTGGCAGGGGATTCTTTGGTCCCGATCTGCGACCGGGCGATCTCCAGAATATCATTTGCTGTCGGCATTTTCTCCCTCCTCAGTGGGAAGCTGGTAATAGTTTGTGATGGTCGTAGGGCTATCTTCCGTTCCATCTGTCAACACATCCTGAACCTTCTGGGACTGGGTCCCAAAATAGAAGGCAATGACCACCGCATAGACGGTCATGAAGTCCTGGGCGATCTTTCCGGTGACGGCCAGATAGGCGAACACACCGGTTAAGACCAGCGTGACCACGGACTTGACGGACATCAGGGCAGCTAAACGCTTCAAAATAGATTCAGGCATCTTTTTCATCCTTTCTGGCCTTATCGGGCCAATTATTATTCTTGCTCAGATTCTCCACCAGTGATTTGATGGCATAAGCCAGGACCACCCCAATAATCTCTGTGAGAGCTACCTGGGACAGGCTCTCAGCGATCTCTGTCCGGCCCAGGTAGGCCAGCAGATAGGAGCACCACACCCAGGCGCAGCCATTGCACAGGCACAGCCAGACGATGGCCTTCATGGTCTCTGTGCGCCCCCTTCTGGACCGGTGGGCGGACAGCCACCACAGCCCCAGACAGAACACGCAGGCCAGCGAGAACGCCGCTACAACGGCCAGGATCATCTGCGTGCTCATAGGCCGATCCTTCCCAGCAGGAAAGCAATCACTGCGGCCAATACAGCCCAGATTGCCTTATCCTTGATGGAATCCCATCTCTTCTTTGGGGCCGCTTGTTCTGCCTCCTGCCAAGCGATCAGCTTGTCCAGCTTTCCCATGATGTTCTCGTACTGCTCGTTCCTGGCTGCTTCTGCTTTTTCCAGGTCTCTTATTCGGTCAAACAGCTTATTGTGGGTATCTCTTGCCTGCTCCTGCATTTTCTCCATCTGCCGCTCCAGCATGTTTGCCTTTTGGAGTCCCAGGCAGTCTCTTTGTGGGTCAATCAAGCATTTATCATCCATCAGGTAAGTATTGACCTCCATTTCGACAAAATTTTTGCTCTCCTCTTGCGGGCCCTCTTTTGATGTGCTATACTGGCGTTGCATCCGGCTCCCAATTCAGAAAAGGTTACCCCCTTTTTCGACAATCGGATGCGTCCCCCCTGTATTCTTACCCATACAGGGGGGATTTTTTATACCCTTTCCCACGCCTGCGGGTAATCTGTTGGACTATGTACGGTGTTGTCCGTCAGGCATCGATATACTACGCCGCCGTCCACGCAGCACTCCCCAGTCATGTACATGCCGCTGGTGCCGTTGGGGGCCTGATAGGGCTTTGCTCTGGCGGGGTCTTTCGTGTGGCAGATAGACCACAGGGCAGGGAGGTCCGCCGGCCTCTGGTCAGGCCATGTGGAGGCGTTGTAGGGCTGGAGGAGCTTGTACACCTGCTCGCCGTCCCTCACCGGGGCCCCGATGGGCCACAGACTATAGTCCTTTTCCGAGTCAAAATTGGGGGTCTTGCTCTCCTCAGCAATGATGGCTGTGCCGTCAAGATCGGTGGCTCGGCTTCGCAGGTCAAGGGCGTCTGCCGCACCCTGGGACCTCATTATGCTGAGGACCAAATCTTTGGTTGTCATGCGCTCTGCACCCCCTCCTGGTACGCCGCCGCCATGCTGTCCCATACTGCGGCGACCTCCTGCTTGTCTGCTTTGTTTTTCTCTACATCCTCCAGACGGCTCTCTGGGGTGACCTCGGCCTCTTTCGCCGCCCTCAGATAGACCTCAAGGTTGCCCTCGATATCCTCCTGGGAGATGGTGGGCTGTTCCAGGTGATACTCATCGTACTCCCAGCCCGTGATGGTGGTCTCGTCCAACTCTTCATGGTATTCTTCGACATTCTCATAGAACCGCACCAGACACCAGCCTGGCTTATTGGGCATGGCCTCCACAGAGAACGTGCCGGGGTTGTTATCGCCTCTTACTCTCATGATTTCACCTCCCGGAATTGGAGACGGGTTCCGATGCTGACGCCCGAGCTCGACGAGGAGTTGCCGGCATGGAAGCAAAAGAGCCCGGCAGCCGAGCTATTGCCCCGGCTACCCCCGACCATGAGCACCTTCCACGCGGAGCTCGAGTTCATGGAATCCGGGATGTAGGTAGTCTCGCTTCCCCCTGGCTCCCTGGGCAGATAGGCCCACGGAAGATTCGTGGATATGCCTAAGGTTTTGGTCGAGCCGGAGCCTCCCAAAGGGACTCCAGCAACGGTATAGTTGGTGGTGGTGTCATCGGCATACTTGGTAGGATCGGTACAGATGACGGGGGCATAGTTATTGAAGTTGATTCCATCGACCCACTCCCAGACATTCCCCCACGGGTTCTCAATTCCACGGTACTGCACCGCACTATTATCACCCGAGTTTGCTCTTCCAGTATGATAGACCATGGCGTCAGTCTCGCCGGTTTTATGGGCGGCTGTGTCGTTGACGATCCCCGGACCTATCTTCTTTTGACTATCCCAATCGGCGTATTCGACCAGATACAACAAATCATAAGCGCACCATGCGGCGATGTCACGGAGCTGGGAACCAGGACCGTTGTCTTTAGCCTTATTTCTAAAGTCGCTTCGTGTGTTACTAGTCAGTATAGTCATCCCAGATGCAGACCCTAATCCAAATTTCCCGGTCCCACTGTCATACGTAATATGGCCTTCATATCTTGCCATATAATTATCTCCACTGCCTGGGTGCAAAGAAAGTCCGTCTACTGGCCCATCAGCAACGTAATATCGGAAGACGCTTCCGCTCTTTTCAATCTTGTAGTAAAACTCCGGAATTTTTACCATTACGGCATTATTACTACGGCTAAATCTAGAATCTCCTTTTTTAGCGCCAACCGCTCCAGCTTGTACATCAACATTGTATTCCTCCATCCCCATCCATGGCATATAGCTATCGAATGGTGAGGAGCCTGAGCCTGTCCCAACTGCGGGTACGGGCTCGGTTGTGATGTCCACAGTGACCAGCTTGTTGGGATCGTTGGCTTTGGTCAGACGGGTCAGGGCGGTGGATGGTTGGGAGCTGTCCCAGGAGACGCCGAAGACGGAGGTGAGGGATTCGATATCTATCATTCGTGAATTGGTCGAAGAATCCCAATTTTCGGATTCTTCAGATAAAAAAATCAAAGAAATATAGTTTAGATTATTTGGTAGTTCTTTTTTTGCCAGTACGGTCACCGTTTTATTTTCGTTATTGAACGAAAAGCTTGCATATTGTGAGTAATCTGGATTGCTCCACGATACGCTTATGTCCCCACCAAATCGTGTGCTCGCTGTATAGGTAACGGATTTATTATTTGCGTTAAGGGTAACTTTGCCACTAGGTAATAACGAGACGTTGTTCATTGCCTTCCTAATCGTCCACGTCGCATTTTTCGTCTCCGTAGTCCCGTCCCACCACTGATATCCGGGCTTCGGTTGAAATCCCATAGTATAAGTCCCGGCGTTTGTTTGGTATGATGCCCCAACCAAAGTAAGTTCTTCTGTGTTAAGGTCGTTCCACTCTGCCATTTGTGCTTCGCCATTATAAGTAAGTGTACCCTTTTGGCTCGGAACCACCGGAATGGTAATCACAAACTGCACCGCAACGCTCAGAGAGGCGCTGACCGCCGTGTAGTTTGTCCCCTCGCTGGCCGATACCGTGATGGTCGTGCTTCCGGTGTCTACTCCATCCACGGTCAGCATGTTCCCGCTCAGGGACACCGTAGCGACGCCGGAGTTATTGGACTGAGCGGACAGTACCCCATCTCCCGTGTAGCCGACAGCCACCTCCTGAGATGTGGTGGAGGTATCCAGGCTCACAGATTCCGGGTCAAACGTGATGCTGGGGGTGGCCTTATCAATAGACCACTGGATATCCTTCGCCTCCGTGCTCCCGTCCGCCCACTTGTACTGCGCTGTTGGGGTGACCACCGCTGTATAGCTCCCAGCATTCGTGCCGGACGTGTCGCCGGATAGGACCATCTTGTCTGCATCGTAGCCCGTCAGGGTGGGGCTCTGGGTTTGTCCATTGTATGTAAGGCTCCCGGATACCGTGGGCACAGAGATGGTCCCACGCTCCACAGTGATGGCCTGCACAGCGGTCTTTGTCACCCCGGCCTCGGTGTAGATGATCTCCACCTCACTCGTCCCCTCGGGCAGTGCTCCGCTGGGAGAGTAGGTCCAGCCGGTGGCCGTCAGGGTGGCCCCGTTGGAGTACGATGCCGTGACCACCATCCCCGCAGGGTCAAAGACCTCTCCGGGGAGATATGTGATATTGTCAGGCGGTGTCGTGATGGCAATGCTCTCCAGCTTGATTCCGCCTCCTGCTCCGCCGCCAACCATCGTCAAAAATTTACTGCCCATCTTTTACCTCCATACGGATGATGTTGACTGTGATATCTGACGCAGGGGCCTCCGCACAGATAAACACCGCCTTCCCATCCACCGCTACCTCATCCTCCGGCCGAACTTGCGAAGAGACCCACGCTAGATAGGAATCCGAATCAGGGTTTGCCAGATATGCGTAGCCACTGGATTTGAACAGGTCGTTGCTCACAATCTGCTCATTCTCGATCCACCCACTGGCAGGGAGTGAGACCGAAAACTGCCGGGACTTCCCGGAGCCAAATCCGGCTACTGGTTTTCCGTTGACGTATATCATGGTGTCCACCCTCTCTTACTCAATGAGATAGTAAACAGTGGCTTTTAATTCGGAAAAACTATATCTGGCAAGAACTCCATCCTCCAAAGCAACTCCGCTAATTCGTAAAATGGCAGCATTAGCAGTTCTCTCAACTGTAACAAACATAAACGTACCAACGTCAATTTCATAATCGGTATCGCCACTATACCCAAGAGCATAGCTCTTAACTGCATTAGTAACACTTGGATCGTCATTGAGGTATTTCAAATATGAATACTCGGGGACATCCGAAAATAAAGGTTTCCATTTGACGACAACATGAATAATGTCACCAATCGAGACATTGATGCTTACCCGTTTTTCGGCGGTACCTAATTCAGTTCCTTCGCTAATGACCTTCTGAACGATATCTTCTCCCTCGTTGGTCCCCGCAACGCCGAAGATGCTCACGCCCTTCTTGATGTTGGCGGCCACGAGATTTGCGTCTCCCTTGATGGTCTGGGTGCCGGTCAGATAATATCCTCCAACAATTTTCTGATCTGTTGTTCCTGGTGTGTAGGTCTTACTTCCCTTAATACTTAGTTGCTTTGTGGCTGTCGTAGTCCCGGAAGATACATAGCCAGAAGCTTGAGTTGATTTTGCAGTAATAAGCCCTTTTTCTTCGTCAAGCGTTATTGATGGAGTGGCCTGGGTGGCAGTTGCCACCGACTTGCTGGCTTGACTGGGGTAGTAGCCGGCGGGGACTGTCACAGTGGCCCCGCTTGCAGTTAGGTTGCTGGAGCTCTTGCTGGCAATGGTCCCCGTTACCTTTCCTGCGGCCACATAAGCTGTCTTGCCAGAGAGGATGTCCCCAGCAGTCGCCGTGGCATCGCTGGTATCGGTGCCGCTGGAGATCCCCGCAATAGCTTCCGGAAAGTTATCCGCAACGATGGGGTCTGAGCCTCCAGTCTTGCCCCGAATCGCATCAGCAATGGCGGAGAAGAGGCTTGTCAATGTTTGATGTACGGCCATTAGTAGCTCCCTTCTATGGCGGTGCCGATGGAGGTATCGACGTAGGCTTTTAGTTCTTCTTCTATTGCTGCCTGGACATTTGAAATCGCTTGTTCCAGATAATCCTTATTGACCACATTGGTGCCTTCCGTTGGAGGATCGAACACGTTTACTCCGCTTGCATCTACCGTGAGCATGTGCACTGTCTCCCCGCTGGAAAATGCAAAACCTATCTGACCGTCATGCTTTAACTCCATATACGCCTTGTGGGAATCGTCTTGGACGCTTTCAAGTGTGACTTTTCCTCCATCGGCCATGACCGAAGAATAGGCACTGGAATTTGTGTCATTTTGAGCAAACATCTGTGACTTTGCTTTCATTGTTTCCACATATGAAACGGAATTTTGGTTTTGGCTTTGCATTATTGCGCTAGTACCGCTGACGGAAAATACGCCAAGATTTTTACTTTCAAGTGTATTTGAGCCAATAGTCAAATTATTTCCTATGATTTCGGCGCTATCTTCCATTGTCCCACCAGACAGCTTCAAATATCTCTGGTCTGCCTGCTCCTGAGTTAGACCGCTTGAAGGACGTCCCGCCAGCTCATCAATAGCCCCCTGAACGTCAGTTGCCTCCAACCCGCTGGTGGTGTTGCTGTAATCCACATAAGATGCGGAAAAGCTGCCTCCCTCACCCTCATCTTCCGAGAAAGTGATGGTGTACGGACCGCTCCCCAGACTTTCCGCCATTTCCAGCTGACCACCGCCGGGGACAGTGACGATATTCTCAGGCGTGGGGATGTCAATATCTGCAATCTTATCGTCTACATACTTAAAAACATCTGTGTTCTTTCCCTGCGGGTCGTAGATGCTTTTCAGCATGTCGCCAGATCCAATACCATCAGCGCCATTGTAGACCTGGAATGTACTGCTTTTCCCGTCAGTCAGATAGATGGTGTAAGTGTCTGTAGTCCCTGCCGCCCCAGTACCGCTCGTTCGCTCGATACGGTCAATGCTGGAGCCAGGGTCTCCGGTCTCACCTTTTGGGCCAACAGGACCGGCTGGGAGCCCAAATGTCAGCTTTACGACCTCATCTACCAGAGACTTGCTGACCGTGGCCGGCTGTCCAGTCTCCAGTGTGATGGCCTCTACCAGCATATTTTCGATTGCAGTCCTTGCCGCTTCCGCTCCGCTCTTCGCTGTCTCTGCTCCGGTCTTTGCGGTCTCCGCCTGATCTACAAGCCCCTGGAGCTCTTCTTTGACCTCTTCCGCTGCACCCTGGGCGGCAGCTTCGGCCCCGGCCTGCGCCTGCTCTGCAGCTGCTTGAGCGGCCTCTGCGGCTTCCTTGTTTGCCTTGGTATCCTCCACCGCAGTACCAATACCAGCCACAGCCTCAAGGGCCTGTTCAGAGGCTTCCAAAGCATCGCTTGCCGCTTCCTGGGCCTGCTCAACATACTGCCGGACTGCCTGCTGGGCAAATCCTTTGAACTGCGCCCCAGTGACCTTTACCGCCTGCCCTTGCTGTTCTGCAACAAGCAGCGAATCATCGTCTACTGTGGATGCCGCAGGGAGGGACCCTATGTTCTTATCAGCCATCGGTATCCTCCTTGGACATCTCGTTCAGGATTTTATATGCTGCCCTCAGCTCTTGCTTGGCCGCAAACATGAGGTCCACTGATTCTCCACTGACTGGAATGGCGGATAGCCACTTAAACACTTTGTTTAGTTTTTCACTAACTTCCTTCATAGGTCCTCCTATATACTTTCGATCCAAAGGTTGAGATAATCCGTCAGGCTTTCAATATGAGACCATGTAAATTCATCTTCCGAATCTACATAGATACCGTCCGATCCGTTCCCTTGACCAATTTGATATTTGACGGAGTTGTACATGGCAGCAGTCAACAATGTGTCCCCAGAAGACATCAAGCAGCCGGAGCGTGATAATGTAGCGCCTTGAGAGCTGCTTCGCTCCCAGCTAAGTCCAGAGGCATCAAGCGCCTCTTGCACTTTATTTACAATATCGTTCCAGACCTCATGTGGAAAATTCTCTGCTGGCTCTTCATTATCCATGGCATTTCTGGCCGCTCTTGTCTGGCTTGAACTGGCCTCGCCATTAGACGAACTCCAGGACCATAGATCAATAGCTGGTGCCGTTGAATCTGTAGTAAAAGAACCGCTGTCATAAATGCTCAGCCATGTAATGGACCCTGACGCATCCTCATATCCAAGCTGTGCTTCCCAGTCATAAGTAGTTCCAGGGTCCAGTCCCCTAATTGTTTCAGAAAAGGAAGATGAAGCGCCTCCGACTGAATCACTCCGGATCTCATAGGTATCTCTATCAATGTCAAGCCTGACATATCTGTAATAAGAAAAACCTGAATCTCCTCCTGTAAACGATGCTCTAAATCGGGCGGAGGTCTCAGTAATAGAGCTAAAGGATGCAGAAAAGGCCATGCTTGTTCTCCTTATCCGAATCTGACCGGGACACCTGTAACATTGTCCGCAGAGAAACCAATAGTTCCATCCTCAAAAAAGACGATCCCGATTTCTTCTTCCCGGTCATTTATAAGATATATGCCCCCTGTATTTCCGGTTCCAGCGCTATAACTCTTCGCAACAAAAAAGCGTCCAGATTCACGGCTGGTGCCACTGCCCGTTCCGAGTGCCAGCGTTACATTTCGGTCTGTTGCCTCAAGGACGGCTCTGGGCTGAGAACTGCCTGTCCGCATTAGCATAAAGGAGTCTCCGTCCATCATTGCGTAAGTGTCTCCGTCCTCGGTGGCGTAGATCTCTGACCCTATAATGGTCCCACCTGAAATGGTCGGGCTTCTGACCTCCGTGGAACTGATATATGTGCTCTTGATGTAACTTGGTAGTTGATTGTCATAGGCCAGATCATAGGCATCGTTTGCTGTGTTGACCGCTTCATTGATGTCTCCCTGAACTCCGCTGTCAAGGTCTCCCCACGAGATGATTCCTGTGAGCACCAGACTACCAGTCTCGATTACTGATCCCTTGATTTTTGTTGTCCCTCCAGAGTCGGTCACCGTCAATCCGTCCAGCGTCTGGGAAATCGTAGTTACTTCTCCATCTAACCCTTTGATGGTGGTTGTCAGCCCATTTGCTGTCTGTTCAACAGTAGTAACTCGGCCATCCAAACCGGATACCTGAGATGTGATGCTATCCAACTTTACATCAATGGATGCCGATAACCCT